AGACGATGGTTTTGTCGCTGTACATTAAATACCTCTAAATAAATATTGCGTGATGCTGATTCGCACCACGCGGATGCAACTATATCTTATTGTTTGCAAGAAGTCAATCATTATCTTGCAGGAGAGAAATCAATGAATCCGTTTAAATCGATCTTCCATTCCCGCGATAAGCCGAAGAACTACTTGAGTAGCAGTTTCTACAGCTTTTTCTTCGGCGGTACGTCGAGCGGGAAACCGGTGAATGAAACAACCGCCATGCAAATGACGGCGGTGTACTCTTGCGTGCGGATCCTGTCGGAAGCCGTAGCAGGCCTGCCGCTGAACGTCTATCGGTATAACGATAGTGGCGGCAAGGAGAGAGCACTGAAGCATCCGCTCTACCGGCTGCTGCACGACGAACCGAATCCCGAGATGACGAGCTTTGCGTTTAGGGAAACACTCATGAGCCACCTGCTCCTGTGGGGTAACGCTTACGCGCAAGTAATCCGAAACGCCAGAGGTGAGGTGATCGCGCTCTATCCGCTCATGCCGAACAAAATGACAGTCGACCGTGATCAAAACGGCCGGCTTTTTTATTTGTATCAAAAAGGGGCGGAAGATGCGAAAGCGGTGAGCGGCAGTAGTCGCGTTCGTTTACTGTCTTCGGATGTTCTTCACATCCCAGGCCTCGGCTTCGACGGCCTGATCGGCTACAGCCCGATCGCCATGGCGAAGAACGCAATCGGCCTGGCCATGGCCACAGAAGAATACGGCGCGAAATTCTTCGCCAACGGTGCGGCCCCGTCCGGCGTGCTGGAACACCCGGGCACCATCAAGGACCCGCAGCGCGTGCGCGACAGTTGGAACGCGGCGCATCAGGGAAGTAGTAATGCGCATAAGATCGCCGTGCTCGAAGAGGGCATGAAATATACGCCGATCGGCATTTCGCCCGAGCAGGCGCAGTTCCTCGAGACACGGAAGTTCCAGATCAACGAGATTGCGCGTATCTTCCGCGTGCCGCCGCACATGCTGGCGGATCTGGAGAAATCGTCGTTCAGCAACATCGAACAGCAGTCGCTCGAGTTCGTGAAATATACACTCGATCCCTGGGTAGTGCGCTGGGAGCAGAGTATGTGCCGGGTACTGCTCTCCGAAAGTGAGAAGCCGGCACACTTCATTAAGTTCAACGTCGACGGGCTTCTCCGCGGCGATTACGCCTCCCGTATGGCCGGGTATGCGACCGCGCGACAGAACGGCTGGATGAGTGCGAACGATATCCGCGAGCTGGAAAACCTCGATCGCATCGCGCCGGAACTCGGCGGGGATTTGTACCTGATCAACGGGGCCATGACGAAACTCGAGGACGCCGGCGTGTTTGCGAACAATACGAAGGAGGGAACCGGATGAAGAAATTTTGGAACTGGGTGCGAAACGAGGATGGCACCCGAACATTGACCCTCGACGGCGTGATCGCTGAGGAATCGTGGTTTGACGACGACGTCACCCCGAAAGCGTTCAAAGAGCAACTGAACGCCGGAACGGGTGACGTTGTTGTTTGGATCAACAGCCCGGGCGGTGACTGCGTTGCAGCGAGCCAGATTTATACCATGCTCATGGAGTACAAAGGCGGCGTCACCGTCAAGGTCGACGGCATCGCTGCGAGCGCCGCGTCGGTGATCGCTATGGCCGGGACCGAGGTGCTCATGGCTCCGACGAGCTTACTCATGATCCATAATCCGCTGACCGTTGCCATCGGCGACAGCGAAGAAATGCAGAAGGCAATCGCCATGCTGGATGAGGTGAAAGAGAGCATCGTCAATGCGTATGAGCTGAAAACGGGGCTGTCCCGAGCGAAAATCTCGCATCTCATGGACGCCGAAACGTGGATGAACGCACAGAAAGCGATCGAATTAGGCTTTGCCGACGGCGTGCTGACACGCGAAGCGGCGCTGCCCGAGGACGGTATTCCGGTCAACAGCTATCAGTTCAGCCGCCGGGCGGTGACGAACTCGCTGCTGAGTAAATTGCAGCATATCCGAACGGAGGAAGAAACAGGCAACGAGGAAACACCGCCGAATGAACCGCCCGCAGAACCGAAATATCCCGCAGAGCCGCTGATTCAGCGGCTCAATCTTTTGAAAGCATGAAAAGGAGGAAATCACATGAACCGTATTCAGGAACTCCGCGAGAAGCGCGCCAAGGCGTGGGACGCGGCGAAAGCGTTTCTCGATACCAAGCGCGGTGCGGACGGCCTGCTGTCCGCCGAAGACGTGGCGACATACGAAAAGATGGAAGCCGACGTCGTCAACCTCGGTAAGGAGATCGACCGGCTCGAGCGTCAGGCGGAGATCGACGCCGAGTTGAACAAACCCACAGCGGAGCCGATTACAAATAAACCTGCACAGCCCGCCGGGGAAGAAAAGACCGGTAGGGCGTCGGACGCATATAGAAAGGCGTTCTGGAACGCGATCCGGTCCAAGAATCCGAGGCCTGAGATTCTGAACTCCCTGCTGGAAGGTACCGACAGCGAGGGCGGGTATCTCGTGCCGGATGAGTTTGAACACACTTTGGTACAGAAATTGACCGAGGCGAATGTATTGCGTCCCCTTTGTCATGTAATCCAGACCAGTTACGGCGATCGCAAGATTCCCGTCGTGGCGTCGAAAGGCATGGCCGACTGGGTGGATGAGGAAGGCACCTATCCGCTCTCCGATGACACGTTCTCGCAGGTAATCCTTGGCGCGTACAAGGTAGCAACCATGATCAAAGTGTCGGAAGAACTGCTCTCGGACAGCATTTTCAATATTGAGGGCTACGTATCCGAGCAGTTCGGCAAACGCATCGGGGACAAGGAAGAGGATGCGTTCCTCACCGGCAACGGTGTGAGCAAACCCACCGGCATTCTCAACGACACCGGTGGTGCGGACATCGGCGTTACGGCCGCAGGTGCAACGGCGATTACGGGCGACGAGCTGATCGACCTCGTATACTCGCTCCGTGCGCCCTACCGGAAGAACGCGGTGTTCGTGCTCAATGATACGACTGTCAAGCTGCTCAGAAAGCTGAAAGACGGCGAGGGGCAGTACCTCTGGCGGCCGGGTATCACGGAGAACGCGCCGGATATGATTCTTGGCCATCGTGTCGTAACCAGCGAGTTCATGCCAACCGTCGCTGCGGGGGTAAAATCCATTGCGTTCGGCGACTTTTCCTATTACTGGATCGCCGATCGTCAGGGCAGGACGTTCAAGCGCCTGAATGAACTTTACGCAACGACCGGGCAGGTTGGCTTCCTTGCTTCGCAGCGTCTCGACGGCAAGCTCATTCTACCGGAAGCGATCAAAGTTCTGCAGCAGAAAGCGTAAGGAGAAAACGACATGGAATACAACGCGAAAAACTTCATGGAGCAGGGCGGCGACAAGCTAGTCATCGGCGGCACGCTGGAGATCCAGGAGGGGGCCTCGGTTACGGGGCTTCCCGTCGCCGCGGCAGACAATCCCGGTGTCGTCGGCATAGCAGCAAATCAACCCGCGAGCACCGCGGCCGACGTTGCTGCGCTGGTCGCCGATTTCAATACGCTGCTGGCTGCGCTGAAAGCCGCAGGCATTATGGCGGCCGATCAGGCGGGCATGCTGTAATATGAGCACGCTGCTGGAGAAGGTCAAGACGAATCTGATTCTCGAGTATGATGAAGATGACGAACTGCTGCAGCAGTATATCGAAGCGGCGGTCGCCTACGCGGAGAGCTATCAGCACCTGACCACCGGAACGTATGAGGCCGCGGTCATGCCGGCAACGACCGAGCAGGCCGTGATCATGCTCGCCTCCCATTTCTACGAAAGCCGGGACGGAAGTACGGGCGGGTTCTTCGCCGACAACGTGCAGGCCGGACAACAGGTATGGAACACAGTAAATCTCTTACTGCGTTTGGATCGTGACTGGAAGGTTGGGCCATGAGCTTCGGTAATATGAATGTACGCATCTCGATTGCGGAGGAAACGGTAACCAAGGACACGGAAGGGTTCGCAACGAAAGCCGATACCATCCTCATCTCTGTCCGCGCTTATCGAGAAGGGCGGCATGGTTCCCAGAAATGGGTCAACCGCGCCGCCTTTTCGGAAGCGACAGACCTGTTCCGCTTTCGGGTCATCCCCGAACTGACCGTTACGACAGCGCATGTGATTCTATGCGACGGTGAGCGGTTTGAAATCACGTCGGTCGAGAATGTCAAGGGGCGCGGGATGTATCTCGAGGTGCTGACGAAGAAGGTGACGGCGGATGGCTAAGGTGAAGGTTCAGATGCCGGACGAGTTTTTAAATCAGATCGCCGGCATGGGCAACGCGGTCGATGCGGCGCTGCCGAAAGCGCTGGAAGCGGGTGGCAAAGTCGTGCTGGACAGGATGAAGAGCAATCTGCGGGCCGCTGTCGGACATGGGACGAAATATAAGTCCCGCTCGACAGGCAAACTGCTTGCCGCGCTCGGCGTGTCGCCCGCAAAACTGAACCGCGACGGAGATTTCGATGTGAAGATCGGCTTTTCGGAGGGCCGTGACGTAAGCAACGCTATGCTGGCGAACCTAATCGAATACGGGAAACACGGCCAGCCGGCAAGGCCGTTTCTCAAGCAGACGAAATCGTCGAACCGGAAACCCTGCATCGAGGCGATGCAGGAAACGCTGAAAAAGGAGCTGGGCCTGAAATGAGCATGCTGGAAGAACTGAACACGATCGTTGAAGACGCCGGCCTGCCCGTGGAGACCGGTGTCTTTTCCGAAACTGCGCCGGACGAGTACGTCGTGATCACGCCGATCTCGGAGCATTTCGAGCTGTTTTCGGACAACGCG